GATTGCAAGTAAGGACCTAAAACTTTTCTATCTTTACCTAGGATTCGGTTAATCTCCTTTGCCTTAAAGGCAAGCCAGTCATACTGTTTTGCAGAATGACCTATTCGTAGGTGTACGAATTTTTTGCGTTGGAGACCTAACCAACCGTCGCCAAAAATACAAGCTTTTAAGAAAGCTCTATCTTCGACAGGCAGAAGATCAAGCGTACAGTCAACCCTAGTCGTTGAACCTTCAAGATGATTACTCATCAAGCTTGGCTGCTGATTTCCCGGACAGTTTAAAACGTCAGGAGGGATTCCAGCAATTCACGGAGTGCACATCGCTTAATTTCTTAAACGAGGGCCAAGGGTTTAGCAATTTTGAAGGTGCTGGGCTGAGTGGGATCACTCGGGTCAGCGGGACCGGTGTACTCGCGAAGCGTCACGAGCACCTTATCCTTCACGATATTGCGGCTGTTAGCAGTACCAATGGTCTGCTCAGCAGTACGCTCGCGAGATTCTTTGGAGCCGGGGTTACCGAAGAAACGATAACGATCCAGCTGCACTGTCTGACCTGGTTGCTTGCTGAAGTCATGGACTACAACAGGCTCCGCAGCCATCTCAACGATGTATGCGGGGTGGGGACGGTACAGCTCGGCACCAAGAATCTTCGGAAAATCATTCACCTAAACCCGCAGTTTCCCACGGAGGTGGACTATCTCTTCATCCTGTAAAACAGGATGCCGGGCGCTAATGGTGTATTACGCAACAAGATCGTGTTGCACCACCTAGTCTCTGCACGTTCCAATCACGCTTGATTGGCTTCGCTCAGGATTACCCATACCCCCGCTTCTGAGACGGAGGTACTCTCAGGCTTCTTTATCGGAGGATGCCTACTCCAAATAAAGATCTAATTTTCAAGGTTCTCGGCTATGCCGATTGTTTCAGAAGAGTTGCCTAAGGGCTTCCCTGAATTCACCCGGTTATCACTAGCCAGTTACCTGACTAGGCGACAAACTGAGCACTCAGCTATCGATGAACATCGATAATTTCCAGAAGAAACTACAAGAGTAATCTTAAATCTTTAAAAGCCCTACGAGACAACAAGTTGTCGCACTCTTAGAGGTTTAAATCTTCGTCCCAGGACTAAACGTACGCACCATGTTACGTACACCCTCACCAAGCACACCATATACCGAACCGTAGTTAGGAACGTAACGAAGAGACTTGCCTCGATAACTGTTCCTAGCCGGGATACCCATTTGACCGGGTACACCGGTATAACGAGTCTCCGTCAACGACTGGCAGTAAATCGGATAGTGGTAAACCCACGCGGCACGAGAGCCTGTAGTGTCGTTAGTAGGGTTTGTAAGTGTTGGGGATCGTAAGGTGGGGTGTGTTACACCACCTCCTGTAATACCTCCACCATCGAGCGTGTTGTCATTAGAGCTAGGAGTTTGGAAAGGACTGTAAAGCTGGTTATCGGGTATCTGCTCCCCATACCAAGTGTGAGTACCAAAATTCCTTAAACCAGGCTGGGGTCCAAGAGCAGTCTGAACCGTGGAATTAGCAGTGCTATAGAGACCCTGAGCCCTAAAGCCTACATAGCTATCGAGTAAACCTGAAGCGTGTGGCTGCGTGTTCTCGTAGTTAGTCCAATAACCAGATACTGCTGGCGGTACTGCACGCCATTCAGTTGTAAAGTAGCCGCTTACGTTTGGTGGACCTACTGGAATCCGGCCAAAATCTGCGCCCTCGTCGTTGACTCCGTACCACGTCTGACTAATCCCAGAAGGAGTTACATAACCACTGGAAATTGTTAAGTAGGTGTCACGAAGATCTAAGTCATCCCCAGTTCGCTGCGGACCAGATTGAATCGGGTGGTAGAGGTTATTGTCGTACTTCCAATTAGTCTGCGGCGTATACACCATAGTGACACTCCAGATAACTTAATTGTACTTCGTCTACAATATTTAAGAGCAACGTAAGGGCGAATGCAGCCTCACTTCGAGAAAGCCCTTACTGTGTTTTTTGAAGACCCAGAAGCCTCTATAGCTTGTTTTTCAGGCTCTATCACAGAGAGCTTTACCCACCCACGGGGCATTAAAAAGGTAATCCCCTATCTGATAAAAGCCTCTGTTGTCGGCTTTATGTTGGCTACGTTTGTAAGCCCAGCGATAGAGGAGCGGTTTAAACTCACAAAAGCTGAGTCAGTTGCAGTCTCTTTTATTATCGGATACTCAGGTATACGAATTTTGGCCATAGCTGAGCGTATAGCCGAAAAAGAAGTCGAGAAAAGATTCGGTAAAACCGACGACGAAATCAGCTGATAGTTACAGACTGATCAAACTCATCAGTTTGCTTGGTTTCTTCTACAACGGGTGTTTCCGTCTTTGGGGATTCTTCTTTAGCAGGCTCGATAGGAGCCTTACGTCGCCGATCACCTAAAGCTCGCATGGTAAATACCTCGATAAATAAAGGTTAGCAAGAAAAAAGCCCCCCAACCACGGGGGGCTTCGGACCTTGGCTCTTTAATGCTATCAAGCAGGATCCATAAAGAGAAGCTTGCTACGCATAGCTTCAGGACCCATTTGCTGAAGAACACGCCAAGCGTTCTCAGGGCTGCGATTCATAACGTCGCTGAACTGCTCCCACTGTTGCTGAGGTTGTGCACCAGTGTTCACACCACCTGCGTTAGCGGGAGGTGCAGGCATGTCGTAGTTGGGTTGATAAGCCTGAATCTGCTGAGGCTGATAAGCCTGAGTATCGCCGTCGATATCCACGGGCACCACTTCAGTGAAGTAGCGGTCAGTGTAGTTAGCGAGATGCTCAGGATCAGTCAGGATGGTTTGCATCGCATCGTGGCGAGCAGAAAGAACATCCATCTTTTGAGCTTGATCCATGAGGAGATCCTCAAGGGAACAAGCGTACTGATTCAGGATGCCAGGAGCTTCCAGGCCGAAGTGATTAACGACCTCTGCGGTTACGGGACTTACGCTCGTTTGCGGGGCCGTAGAAGTCGGCGAGGAAGTTTGGATCTGTGAGGCGTTGGTAGGCAATGTCTGCGCTACCTGCTGTTCCTGGTAAGCCCAAGGTTGGGCCTGTAAACTCTGACTGCTCAGTTGAGTAGCCGGTTGCTGAGTTACCTGGTAAGGCGACTGTTGACCCAGGCTGGGGGACTGAGAGTTCACCTGCGACAGCACCCGTTCCAGGGTACCCATCGCTGCCTCCCAGGGATTGCTGGGGGAGGACTGAGACGTTAACTGGCTGAACTGGCTGTTGGTAGAAGGGACCGAGGCCGGTGCCACCTGCGACGGCGGTTGGGCTGTAGGTACCGAAGCTACCGCCGGGGTAGAGGTTTGCGCCACCCACTGCGGGTAGGCGGTTGAGCCCTGGTCCGATGATACCGCCGGGGCTGCCGCCGGGGAGACCGGGCTCGGGGTCGAAGCTTGGATCTGCTGGCTCATAGCTACCCGAGTAAGTTAGTTCTTCCGCGAGGTGGTCGAATGTCCTGTAAAGGAGCGGAGTGATATTCAGTCTAGGATCAGCCGCAAGAGGCTGATTAGGCGCAAGAGGATGCGGAGACTGCAACATCTGGCTTAATAATACCAGAAATTGTTGCATTGCTGTTTGTGTTTGCTGAACCATGCGGAAGGGGAAGCCCTTCAACATTTCAGCCCGCTCAGAGTCGGTTTTCTCGGGGAACAGAAACTTAAGAGCCTCGATGCTATCCACACCGAGTTCCTGTAAGTTACGAACAACGATTGACTTCTGGTTTATATCATAAGCGGTATCTTCGTAAACGTCACCTTGGTACCTATAAGTTACCGTGCGTTCTCCATCTTCAGGTAGGCCGATAACTCCAGGAGGAACCTTATTTTCCTGCAGAGCTAGTTGAATAGTCTGCGTAACTTTTGCCTCAAACTTGGTTAGAGCCGTTTGATATTTTTGAATACTTTCTTCCGTTTCCTCGACCGGAGGTTTTGGCTCCTTTAAACCAGAGGCGGCGATAAAAGATTCACGGAAAATAACCTCTTGGTGATAAATCATCATCTCCAACAGGCGATTAAATCCATACGTAAGAAAACTCTTGTTCTTACGGAGTGCCGTGGCCTGAGCCCGACCCATCAAACCTTTAATCTCAGTAGCTGTTGCGCCTGCTGAGATAGAAATCTCATCAACGCCGCCGAGAGCCGTACGGATCTCTTCACGGAGAAGAAGAGTGTATCGATTCATGTCCCCGTTAACCGGGTCAGGCGTCATGTAGCCCACGCGGTCGGACGGTTCAACGTTCGCAATAATTCGCGGAACGCGAAGACCAGAACCCATGCCGGCTCCGAACGGCTCGCTTACACGAGTCGATGGGCTATCCGGACCTGCAAAACCAGACTGACTGCTGATCGTGGGCCGGAAAGTGTTTTGCGAATCGTTGGCTTCGACGAGATCGCTACGAGGCCGCGAGCTAATCAGAGTCGGGTTGCCAAAAAACTCAATGTTTTTGGCAATGTTCCGAGTGAGCTGATCATGTAAAACGATCTGCTCCATGAAGGGATCAAACTCGCCCTCACCTTCTGTACCGCTGGCGTTTGGTTTATTTAAAACCTCAACAGCAGGAATAAAACCAAGATTATTAGGGCGCCTCTTAGCTGGTGTGAGTACAGCGCCTGGCTCTAAATCAAAACTCAGCTCAGTATCAGTCTCGACTTCGCTGATCTCATCAGCAGTAATAGTTAAACGCACATAACGCTTATTCTGCCCATAGCTGTTACTAGGTAAACCTAGGTTAGCGTTCTTTACCTTATAGCTATAGACAATAATTACTTCTTCTACGTTACCGTTAACGTCATGGTAAACACGATACTGATTTTTATTAAAGAAATAAATCTGATATTTCAGCTTTGGATCAGGTCTGAAGTAAAACAACCCACAGCCGTCGATCAAAAAATTACGAATAATCGCCGGAAAGCGAATATCTAATTTGTTGAGAGCGATAACGTCTTCGAGAAAACGTGTACGACTCTTAAATGTGTCCTGGTCGCAGTAGAAAGCAAGACCCTTCTTGATCATGAGAAGGGTCATTTGCTGGAGATGACTCAGAACAACCATCGTCGAAGACTGGTTGCTCCGATCCTGAGTGCGTGACGCCTCTAAGATCTCGGTGAATCTTTTCCTAGTTTCAAGCGAGCTGGACATCTATACACACAAGTGAGGGGATCCGTTTAGAGGATCATTTACGGAAAATGCTTTCCTTAGCTTTCTTGGCTTTAGCTTTGGCACGCTTCATGCTGTCAGAACCGCCGCTGACCTCCTCGCCACTGGGGGCTTTCTTAGCTTCGCGGTCCGCTGCAAACTTTTTAAGCAGCTCAGCTGGCATACCTTTAGCCATCGGGAAGAAGGTACTTTTTTACTCTTTCCAGTTTAACCGCTTCCTTGGGTAAATCCTCGATAGGGTACGTGGCAATTAAATGATCCTGACGTCCCAGCATATCTGTATTGCCTTCGTTAGGTTCAAACTCCTTACAGAGTTTCTGAACTTCTGGCCGGTCCCATATGTAGGCTTCAGCGATTGACTTTAACTTCGTAAGGCGCCTATCAGAATCACCCATCCAGGAAAAATGCCAACCGGCATCTCGCCTACCAACGTAGTAATTATTTTGTGTAGAACGCATAGAGGACAGAGTTCCAAAGTCTTTTAGCTGACCTACAGTGCTAACCACGCCGCAGCGCCAATCGAATAGCTCGCCCTCAGGCGAAACAAGTTGCCTATCAGCTCGGCCATAGTGCATAGACATACTCAGTCTGACAACTTTATCCTTATGCTCTTTAACAGCTTCTATTACTTCTGGCAACTTATCCGGATTCGCGATTTCGTCGCAATCTGAGCAGATAAAAATATCATCGTCATCCATAAGGTGTAGCCCAACGCCGAGTGCGTCACGCTGACCTCTTTCACGAATCCAAGGATCCGGAGCTTCCTCCAAAGAAGGGAGCTCAACGTGCATGACTTGAATTTTTTCTTCTGGAAGACCGAGATCCCGAATAGTCTCTAGACAAGTAAACGGCTTCAGTTCACCAGTCGCGTGAGTCCGGTTGGCGTCGGTAATAAGGAAGCCATCAACATGATCCTCAAGCGTCCGAATACGGAGCTCAAGTAGTTCACGCTCATTAAAATACGTAAAGCAGTCTAAGAGCACAGTGAGCTTTATTAGGTCTCACTATATTAACTCAATCTCGCTCTTGTAGGTACTTTGCAACTTTATGCTTCGCTCGCATTAAGGAGTTTCCATTGGACTGCTCTAACACTGTGCCGCCATCAGGCGCCATTCCGGTGTACTGCTCATTAGGGGGCGCCGGCTCTTGAGGCTGAGGGGAATACGTATAGTCAGTCTCCTCATCCGCTAGACCTTCCGCAAACGCGTTGGATGAAGGCTGATTAGCACGCCGCTGCTCATCAGCAGCTCGCATATTCATTTGATACGCTTTTGCGAAACCAAAAGCAGCGCGAGTGTATGGATCCATCAGTAAAGAACAAAAACGCCTTGAACAGAGCCGCTAATTAAAGCAGTGCAAGCAATAGGAATAAGGTCATTACCGTCTAAGTTAACGGCAGTGGCGTGCTGCCCCGGAGCATCTGATAGCTCTACAGTCAAATAATCCTTACCACTTGTTGATTTTGCCTCGATAAAAATAGCTCGGCAGGTGGGAAAGTTCTTTCGCCCCAAAGCCGGAGCCCAACCAAATCCGCTGGCATAGGGCAGCATCGAAGTCTGCCCATACACAGAGCCAAAAGCCCGGATATCCATATAAAGAGACTGTTTCGTATATCTTAACTCGCCTCTGCTTTGTTTTCCAAATAGCAGATCAGGCGATCTAGATACCACCGTGCCTTTTTAAGATCCTCGACTCCGTTCTTAAATTTCTCACGAGAGACATATTTTAAGACGTTCATCTTGCAACCTCCGCAGAACTCTTCTGGAGTCAGGCAAGATTCCATATAATCAATAGTCTCAATAGTTCCATGCGTGTAGTGGTTCGGATGATTAACAGGATCGTACATGCTTTGTAAAGCGGTTAAGCCAAGTTCAGATAAACTTTTAAGCTTGGCTTTGTTAACGGGAAGCATAGCCGAACATTTCAGAAACATCCAAAACCGAACCTAGTTGTTTCTCTAAGCCCTTACTGTACTTAGTGTCGCAGTGCTCAACTAAACCACAAGGGGCTATCTGAAGCTTTTTACCTTCTTGAATCAGAGGAACGACTCGACGATGCTCCTGTCCTGGTCGAAGCTTCTCAAACGCTAGTCCCATAGAACTCCTGTCAGCCAGCGGCCAGCAACGAAACTGGGTGAGTTCAAAACTTTTTACAGGATCAAAACTCTGAGACGATACGTACTCTTCAGCCATATCTTGATCCAAGATCATCATCCCCATATAGGGGTTGCCTAAAGAAACGAAACCAACGAAATCGCCAAGCGGTGTTAGATGACTCTCAACTTGATAAGGGCGATCACCCCAAACGTCCGGCGTGGGCTTATTTAGCTGCCAAATCTTATGATTATCGAACGGGACTAACTTTGACCCAAACGACTCATATCGTACAAAACCAGGTTCCAGGTTTAAAGCTTTAAGTCGGTCTTTAAATAAGTACCAGTAAATAAAGTTCTCACTAGTAAACACCATATCGTTCTCTGTATATACATAAAAATCATAATATTTATTTCTTACAGCTTCATAGAGCAACCCCTTATGAGCCCATGTAAGTGCGTAGCCTTCATAAGACTCTGGAGCTACAATAATATTTAAAGCATTAAATTTAACATTAGGCTCTAGCAACTCTTTTAAGACTTCTCTATCGTTCTCATGCCCAGCGTCTATATGAATAAAAACATCTTTGACTCCAGGTAACTCCTCGTAGCCACGGAGGGTTTTCAAGAGCTCGTCAAATCTCGAAAGAGGGTCGTGAGCAGCTACAAAAATTAAAAAAGTAAAGTCTTCCATCAGTACTCCATTTCGAAATTGCCGCGACGCTGTAAAAAACAGACTAAGTGTGTGTACGCATCTAATAAATCGTCGTGAGATGTAGCACCTATATTGATCAACTGATCAAATAAAGCATCAAACTTCCTATATCTGTTAAAGATCACACGTTTATTTTCAAGTAAACCAAGGGTGCCTCTGAATCGTGCGATCTTATCGCCACGGAAACCTTTAACCTCGTGGATATGGAGATTCCCTAGGCCCCATTCGTTGAGCATGACTCTGCGCAAATCAGCAGCAAGCGACGCTTGATAAGCCACCGATTCAACAACCAGAGAACACGTCGAATACGTTGGAAAATATTTACCGTCGTTGTCCTCTTGGAGTATCCCCCACTCAACAAGCATCTTGCACAGGAGATCTATTTTTTCAAGATTGCCTATAGAGCGCACCTGATGCGCGTCAATAATATAGTATTTGTCTTTTAACTTACC